ATTAGCTCGAAACCCGTCTTGATTTCACGGATCAGAGCGTCCTTCACGGCCCCTTCTCCGGGCAAGCTGGTGATGATGTGCATAAAAAAGGAGGCGCACCCCTCAGGATGCGCCCCCATTCTAACAGCGTATCGCGGTCTATTAGGCGAACTTCGCCATATCGATGATACGCAGGCCGATGACGATTTCGCCAGCCGTGAGGGAGGCGATGGCCGCATCGGTCACCTTGATGTACACATCGGTTTCCGAAGCCGACTGCTTGACAGCCTGCGTCAGACCCGAGGAGCTGGTGGCCGTGCCAGCCGTGTACTGGTCACCCGTGTTGAACACGGGGGCAGTCATGGCGTCCACGTCCAGCGCGTTGATGAACTCATCGGGGTCAGCCGAGGTCGTTCCAACGTCGATGACCAGCGAGGACGAGCCAGCGATGTCCACCGTGTTGGCGACACCAGCAAGCTCCACCGCGCCGTGCGCAGGAATCTTGGCAATGACGCGGGTGCCACCGTTGCCGATAGCAATCAGGTCATTGTAGTCCAGCTTGATGACATCCGTGAAGACGCCCAGTTCGTTGACAGCAACTTTAGCCATTGTGATGGTCTCCTTGGTTAAGGTTAGGTGAGGACGGTGATCTTGCCATGCGCGCCCGGATGCGCCACCTTGAGGGTGCCGGTCCAGTCAACATAGCCACGCTCACCACCACCGAGGTTCGGCAGACGGGTGCTGCCGAGCGGGATGAGTTCGCCCACCGCGTAGAAGTCGGGGTTAATCAGATAACCCGTGTCCTTGTTGGTGGTGTCGGGAGCGCAGTCGGGGTTCATGTCAACGATGGTGACAATGCCGTGGTCCGACTGATACTGACCAACCGACAGCTTGATCAGGCCAGAGGCCGAATTGCTGTTGAAGGTACGGATCGGGCCGGTCGAGGAGTCAGCGCGAGCGAAGTCGCTGATGACCCGACGAAGGGCGGTGTCCGCCACCAGCGTGAGGCTGTTCGTCACACCCGACACGCGATAGATCGACGTGATGAGGTTGTTCAGAACCGTCTCATTGAAGGTGCCGGAAGCGTGGATCGAACCGGACGGGGTGCGGTAGTCAGCAGGGACATCCGCCGGGCCCGAGGAGTCAATCCAGTCACCGAGGCCGCGCATGGTGTAGGCCGTGCCGCCACCATTCTCAGCCGCACGATCCTGCGTGCCGAGGAGGGTCTTCTCCACGTCGCGCTTCAGTTCCTTGACGCCCTTCATCTCCGCACGGGCAACGTCCTGCGGTCCAACCGAGGAGACGGCCTGCTGGAGGTCAGACACGCGGTAGGAACGACGGAGCTTCTGGACGTAGTTGCCCAGACGAGCAACCGACTCAAACTTGTCGTCGAAGTCGGTGACATCAGCACCTTCGCTCACCGCCGTCGAGGACGGGGTGGAGAGCTTATCAACGCCCCACTCAACGAAGGTGGCGTTGCACTTGAACTTATCCGCCGTGCTGAGAACCGGGGTCTCAGCGGGCGACAGCATGGACATGGCGTCCTGAAGGTCCTCACGATTGAGGGCCGCGCTACCGGGGGAGGTAGTGTCGTAGGTATTGGAGAATGACATGACTAGTTAGGTTTTACGTTTAGAGATTTGAGCTGCGCGGAGGGCGATGAAGTCGCTAGAGTTTCCTGTTTGTTTGAAACGGGTTTCAATGTCCCTGATGCTCTTCTCCGCACGGGATTCCGTGCGTTCGGGAGCAGCAGCGGTGGTGTTGGGACTGGCGGGCGGATTGATGGCTGGCGACTTGGGCTTGTCGTCCATGCTGATGAGCTTGCGCCCATAGATGGAGTTGGCCGCATGGGCCACCAGATACTCAATCTGCGGGGCGATTTCAGGCACCGACTCCTTCATGCGCTTGAGACGCGGGTCATTGACCATCGCCTCGAAACGCTTGCGGGTGTCGTTGTCATCCCCGTCCAGCCAAGGCAGTTCCTGCTTGGCCAGTTGCTTGAAATTCTCCTCCATGGCGGAACGCTTCTGCCGTTCTTGCAGCTCCTTGAATTGGGCTGGAATGAACTTGGATTGGCGTTTCCGTGCATTTCGGAGCATTTCCCTAACCGCAGCCTTGGAATACTGCTTTCCGTCAGCCTCGTAGGCGACATCATCAGCACCAAGGTCCTCGGAACGAAAGAGAACGTCCTCGGCAAACTCCACGAAGGAGTCCACCTCGGCCTTTTCCTTCAGCAGGGCCTCTTCGCTGTCGATTGAGGCATAGGGGTTGTTCTCCACCTTGGCCTCAGGCACCTGCTTACGGGCCTCCTGAATCGCAGCCTCAAGGGAGGCAGCCCGCTCCTCGGCCAACTTTCTCTTGGCCGTCAGCTCGGCAATACGCTTCAGGAGTCCGCTCTTGCCGCGTTGGGCAAGCTCGGCAATCTCATCGTCGGTTAGGCTATCAACATCCTTTGAAAGAACCTCCTTCGGATCGACCTCCTTCGGCTTGGGCTCGCCCTCCTGTGAGGGAGGCTCAGCCGCCGGGGCTTCTCCTACTGGAGCCTGTTCAGGCTTCTTGGCCTCAGCCGGTTGGGCCTTGGCGGATAGCTTGGCGATGCGGGAGGACAGGAAATCCTTGTCCGACATCGACTTGTTTTCCACGGCTGGTTTAACGTCTGCCGCGTTGGACGTAGCTTCTTCTGACATAAGGTGTGTATTCCGCCGTCTTTTCGCCACGGGCGTCTGCGTGAGCCGCATCCTAGCATATTTGCTTTGGTGCTTGACTACTCACCGCCAATCCGTGCCATACTCACCCCAGTGCCCAATGGTGCAAAGCATAGCATTTCGCCAGCTAGGACGCTAGCGGCCCACCGGAAGCTCGGCTCCATAAGCCGAGGAACGGCCAATCGGGGGTGAGGCGAGGATGCGGGTTGGAGTCCCGCTTGGGTCCACTTTATGATCGAAGAAAAGTCTCTAGAACGTCTCCATAACAGCGAAGACTTCCTAGCTTTCCTCAACTACGTTGCCGAAAGCCGTGAATGGTGCATCTCGCAGATGCACGACGTAAGCACCGACCGACTCCAGCAGCTCAGCGGACGCATCCTCGCCTTGGACGAGGTGCTGTCCGTCGGGAAGCACAAGGAGCTGAAGGGTCGGTTTTCCGACCTACGGCGCTAATCAGGCCGTCATGGCCTGAGTGTTCACCTGTCCCATCTGGGCAGGAGCGGTGCCTAGGCGTCCAATCTGGGCGTTCTGGGCCTGCTGCATCTGGAACTGGTATTGCTGGGCGTACTTCTCAATACGGCCCGCAAAGGCCTCGTCCTGCTGAAGACGCTGCATCACGTCGGGCTGCTGGGTGTACTGTTGCATCACCTGCAATGCAACCTGAGCACCGTTGGGCCGCGCACCCACCTCGATACCAGCGTAAATCTTCGACAGGTCATCCGTCACCTGCTTCACAATCTGCTGCTGCGCCTCACCAACAGGCTGTAAAACAGCATCCGCCAGAGCAGGATTCACGGAAACAGCCAAAGCCTCAAGCAACAGGTCCATGTTCATCCTGCCGTTGCGGTCGAGCTGAACGAGGCTCACGAAACGCTGAAGCTGGGCCTCAAGCGTCTCGGGATCGGTGTTCAGAACGTCGAAGTTGATGGTGATGTCAAAGTCCTCGTTCGGGTCACCACGGCTGTAGCGCACCGGATCGGAGGTGCCGGTGACACGGAAGAACACCTGCTCGGGGCCAAAGCGCTGGTAGCACTTGAATGCCAGCTTCAGGACATCGCGGACGTGGCCCAGAAACTTATCGACGTAGTGCTGCTGGCGGATGCGGGCCATGGGGTTGGCATGATCCAGCCCCATGATGCGGTCGGCCTGATCCATCATCGTGCGCTCCAGCTCCACGGAGCCCGGGTTGTACGGAGGCGTCGGCCCAAACTGAATCTCACCCGGACGGCGATAGGGAACCCGCGCACCCGGACCCCAGTCGGTGGGAGGCAGCCCAACGGGGTGCATGATGGGCGGCAGCGTCGCCATGCTGTTGCGGTCGGTGCGGCTGTCCCGCTCCGCCTTGACGCCCCATTGCAGGCCACGGAGCTGCTCGGGGATGGTGGCCAGTTCGTACAGGCGCTTGTTGTCCTCGCTCAGCTTGGTGACGACGAAGGGATAGTCGTCATATCCGTTCAGCAGCTCATGCTTGGCGTACATCGGCTCCTCCGTGGTGCCGGTGAACGTCTGATGGAAGACGGTGCAATAGATGCCTTCGGAGTTGTCCTCCTCGGAAATCAACCGCTGATAGGCATACACCACCTCAAACAGCTCCTCCGTCTGTTCGGAGGGCATGCGGGCCGTCTCCGTGTTCGTGCGGGGGTCGCTCAGGTCAACGGAGGTGGCGTAACGGCTTATCACCTCGTCCACCCACTCCGCATTCCAGCCCTCCGTGCTCACCTTGTTCTTCAACTCCTGAGCCGTCATCAAGACGCGCCAGAAGCAATAGGGGGCCTTTTGATAGTCTGTGGTGTAGGCCGGGAAAAACACGTCTCCATCCGGAGCCAATGAACATACGTTCGGAGCGTTCACCGATTGCCTAACCACAGGTAGTTCGGCCATCCCCTCCTTGCGGAGCTGCTTGATGGCCTTCTTCGCACGGGCGTCCGTGACACCCTTAAACTGCTGCTTCAGCAGTTCTACTAAATCATTATCCACCTTCCCTTCCTGAATCAGGCGGGCAAGGTCAGGACTGAGCTGGGCAATCTGCTGCAACTCCAGCTTCTGGAGGAAGGTGCGGTCTTCACGCTTCCAGCCAACATACGTCACCATGATGCCGCGCTCAAACAGGTAGTTGCAGCCCAGCTCCATCTGCCGCCTGAAGTCCTTGATGTAGGAATTCTTCATCCACTTCAGGAAGGCGGACGTGACGCGGGCGCGGGACATGTCACCCACCTCAACGGGGAAGGCGCGGATGTTGGCCCGTTCCATGGCCTCAATGCACAGGGAGACGTAGGTGTTGATGCGCTCGTCAATCAGGCCCACCTCCGTGTCGGAGGCCCCCTCAAACGGGAAGGCGTCAGCTCCGTGCTTGCGCAGGTCCTTGGACTTGCCGGGCCAGATGTTGCGGCGGTAGTCGAAAGAGTCCCGTGTGCTCTGCAAATACCAGTCGAGGTCCCCGATGGTGCGGTCGTAGGCGTTCTTCAGCGCGAGCACGTCGGGCTTTCCCTGCACGAATGTCAGGGACTCAATCTGGTCGTTGCTTTTCATTCAGGTTGCGCTGGATTTTGACGATGATGGAATTGGTGAGGCCCTTGTTGGCCCCCACCTTGTCCGCCAGAAGCTCCGGTGGAATGGGGTGGTAGCGGGCCGTCAGGGCTCGGGTCAAAATCTCAAATCCGAGAAGGCGGTCCATCTGCTCGGCCTGCCACTCGGGAGACAAGGTGATGTCACTTTCCGAGCGCCTCATGCCGATAGGTGATTCCGCCGTTCGCGTCCTTGATGATGTTGACGTAGATTGTTTTGCCAATAAGCCTATCACACATGCTCGGTCTGACGGCCACGGGCTTCAGCGGGATGTCCTTGCCGAAATGGCAATAAACCCAATGGGGATTGGGGGCACGGCGCACCACCCTCACCTGTACGCGGCTGGGGACGGCCAAAGGCACCTCCTTATGCAGGCGCAGCTTCTCCGCTCCCTCGTTTGTGAACCAAGCGCCCTCCTCGTCCTTGCCCCATTCGTCTTCCGCCAGCTTCAGCTTGCGCAGTTTGAGCAGTTCGTGGTTCTTGAGGCCGAGTTCCTTGGCCAGTTCCTTAAATCTTATTTTCATTTGAGGGCAGTTTCGTTAATAACGCTGTTTCTTATTCAAGCATGTCAGTAGGCCTGAGAAGCCGACCGCCTGACCGCCATGTCGGCTGGGTTGATGTATCGGATGTCGGAGATGGCAGCGTAACGGAGCACGTCTATGGGGTCCTTCCACGCCTCATCCAGCCCACCCTCCGCCGTGTACTCCTGAAGGGCCGTGATGATGTTCTGGCAACGCTCCGAAACGTAGAAATGGGGCCTGTTCAGGCTGTCCATGGGGGCCTTGCGGTTGTAGGCCATCTTGGTTTG